GTACCCTCTTCGTCGCGCGTGAGCGGACAGCGGGCCATTAGCTCAATTGGTAGAGCAGCGGACTCTTAATCCGTTGGTTCAAGGTTCGAGTCCTTGATGGCCCACCAAAAATTTCAGGCACTTAGCCAAAAGCTAGGTGCCTTTTTCTTTGGTGCCACCCACTTTGGTCCCACGGTGGTCCCACTTTCTCGGGAAGACATGGGCAGGAGCGGGAAAATTAACCGCCTCCCCCGCTTTTGGTCCCACTGGTCCCATTTGGTCCCACAAAGCGAAGCGGCCCACCCCCACCAGGGAAGCAGGCCGCCCATAATTCGGTTGCAAAGGGAGCTAGGGCGCTATGCCGGGTCCAAGTCGGCTGTGGCGCATTCCAGACCGTACAGGATGTTTCCGAGGGCTTCGCCAAGCCCCTTGAGGGCATCGCCACCCAAGGTTTCCTTGCCCTCGCCCATGTTGATGAGAAGAAGCCGCATAACCACGCAAAAGGCGTGCGTGTCGTCAAGTATCCGTATGGCCGCTGCGATGTCAGGGGCTTTAGGCATGTCCAACCCCCTTGGGCTGGACAACCACCCTGGTGGGCTCCCTGGTCACGTCGAAGCCGGCGGCCTCCCAGGCTTTCCCCTGCGCCGATTCACTCCAGCGGACACGAAAACCGGGCTCGTCGTCACTGGCCAGGGTCAGACCGGAATCACGAAATATCTTGCCTATGGAACAAGCAACGGCTCCGCGCCGCTCGTTCTCCACGTCCACCACGCGGCCGTCGTTGGTGACGGTGACCTTGACCGGCTTGAGGATGCGTGGATCAACCCCGGAGAAGTCCAGGTAGACCTTGAGCTTCCCGCCCCTGACCAGGAACTTGAAGGCGTTCCAGACTTCCTTGGCCCGCCTGATGCGGCGCATGATGTGGGGTTCCGGGATAAGGCGGTTGCTTTCCTTGCCGTCGATGAATACGAATGGGTTAGCCATGATCGCACCTCCAATGTGCGGTTACTGGTTAGGCCCTGGCCGGAAGTGCCACCTTCCGGCTGGGGCTGTTAATTAGTTACAACTTTACTATTCCCCCACCCAAAGCGCGTTCGTCAAATATAAACTCAATTTTGTACAGATACCACCCCTTTTCTTTTAAGGCGATAATCATCTCATCTTCTTTACTCCGAACAGGGTCCCATTGCTGTTGACCTAGATACTGCAACTTATCCAATGTGAGGTTGGCATTGTCAGGCAGCACCGAAAGATCGTCTTTTTTGAGCAAGGCTAAGCGATGCTTTTTTCCAATGATTTTGTACACAAAATAGGTTATCCCTGAATCCATATACAATCCACCTCCACCGTTTTTTTGATAATATTGCGATAAATCCGCTCGACTTATCCGCCACTCACGTCCAATTTTTGCCCCTGGAATCAAACCCTCTCGGAGCTTTCTTCTCAATACCTCCCTATTGATTGACAAAAAGTCAGCTGCCTCATCAATGGACAACAAATCTTTAATCATGGCAACACCTTATCTACTTTTGACTACTATTATGCGCTACTTTAGACAACTTTGCAAGGATTTTCTAATCGAAAAAATGAATCTGCGCATGCCGGGCCATCGAAGCCGCGACCCTCTTGACTTCGCGCTCTGGGTGGACAATTTGAAGGACGAGAAAGAGGATAGTCGATTTTTAGTAAAGACGGCTGTGGAATTTTTCCCGGCTGGGGCGTTCTTCGCCCGACGGGACACAACGATTTTCTGATAACCCCGAAGATTACAAGGGGAGGTTAACGCGATGGCAGATCATGAAAAACAAGTAGGCAATAGCTCCATTATCAAAGCGAGCACCATACGCATGGTTGAATCTTCTTTGGAATCTCGGATCAAGGCAGCAATCTCAAAAGGCGAGCCATTTGACTTTGATGTGACTGTCCTTGTCCCTGTCCATAAAGAACTGATGTCAAACGGGTATAGCAACCATGAAGCCATAGAAGCTATTGAGACTACCGTATGCGTCTGGATAAAAAACAGTTGGTATACTAGGGAAGACGAGAACAGAAAAGGGCTTATCCCCAAGGGAAGGCTGACCGCCTCCGGAATAGAGCATTTCCAGCAACTGCCCTAGGTTCTTTTGTAGACACTAGAAAAATTCTACAAACAGAAGGAAAATATGATTCCCAGCGGAAACGACATTAAGCTCGCCCTGACGACTATCAGCGACCTCGTCAAGAAGGGCATGACCCTTGAGGCGCAAGAGAAGATCATGGACCTGCGTGAAATGGTCCAAGGCCTTCGAGAGCAGTGCGTGGAACTCAAGGAAGAAAATATGCTTCTGAAAAAGAAGCTTGAGGAGAAGGAATCTGTTTTCTTTGAAAATGGTGTCTACTGGACAAAGAAAGAAGATGGAACGAAAGAAGGACCATTTTGCGTCCTCTGCCATGATAATCTTGGAAAACTGATTCGCTTGAAGGATGACGGATATCAATTTGAATGCTTCAAGTGCCATTTCAAGCATCAATACAAGGAATATCCTATTGAAACTGCAGCGCGCGAGGCGAGGTCGCGTGGGCGCTTATTTTGATATTGTTATTAACAAGCCATTCTTCAGCCAAGATTGCCTTTCACTTCAACCTCCCTTCAATGCCTGGAGTCTCTCAGGAATTATGTCACTTTCGTTCCTTAGCGTTTCCCATGGTCTCTTTTTCTGCCAATTGTGCCCGTTCCTTTTCAAACCCAATGACAGCGGTCAGCATCTTTGGCTTCGCATCTTCCGGGTAAACTCCGTGCTCCTGGAAGTATTTTAAAATCCTGGCAAACTCCTTTGCCTCGGCTTTCGTGACCATATCCCCCTCCTATAGTTCTGAAAGGTTCTTGATCCGCCCGTCCGTCACCATGCCCGACAGGGACAGCTTCCCCGCCTTGAACAACTCAAACCGGGTCTTGCCCAGCACGCGGCGCACGAAGGCCGGGTCTTCGTCCATCTGGCGCTTCATCCAGGCGGCATAATTCTCCCCGGGCTTGGTCCGGTCAACCTCTGCCACCTTGAATTTCGTGCTGGTGCTGCCGTCCTTGTGGTGGACGGTCTTGCCCGTATGCTTGACCGTGGTGCGGCCTGTGTCGGCCATTTCGTCGATGTCGATGCCCAAGTCCCGCCACGTGGGCGTCACCACCGTGTAGAGGCAACGGCAACGCCAATGCGCCGGCAGGGAGGGACGCGGCTCCCCGGGCTTGTAAATCTTGCCATCCATGCTCCCGCAGGCAACGCAGGTGCGGCCGTCGAGCACGACCATGCGCTTCCAGCCGGCCACCACGTCGGAGAACTTCTTTTCGATGATCGTTTCCCGGGCGTGGTTACTGGCGGAAAGAAGAAAGGTCCGGGCCAGCCCTTCCAGGCCGGGGACGCTGCCTTCGATGCCCTCCATGCGGATCATCCGAGCCGCTGCCTGGACGCCCTTGCCCTCGATCAAGGCCCGCCGGCCGGCGCTGATGATCCGGTCCCGGGCCGACGCCTGAAGCTTTGACAGAAAGTTGTTGATGGTCAGGCCCTCCACGGTCGAGGACTCAAACCAGGCTTTCGTCATGTCCAGGGTGAAGGCCGTGCCGAGGCCGACCGCCGCCCCGCCGGTCAGTTCCGACATAGCCGTGGCTGTCTGCGTGGCGCTGGCCTGGATCACGTCTTGCCCGGCCTCGTGAAGCTGGTCGCCGGCCGTGGCGTAGACCTGGGCAAGCACCTTGTCGATGGCCGCCGCCTGGGTCTCCAAAAGGGCTTTCTTGCGGCTTAGGGGCATGTCCGCGAAGTTGTCCCCGGCATCATCGGCCAGGGCCGCCAGCTTGCCTACGATGTCCGCACGGGCGGCCCGAAGCTCCCGGACCATATCTTCGGCAAGCCCGGTCGCCCGCTGGTCCACGGCGTGCTGAAACTTGAGAAGGTCATCGAGGTATTTGTCGGTCATGGCCTATGCCCGCATCTGAATCTTCCACAGGACGGAAGCGGCGTCAGCTTCGACATTGACGATGGTCCAGGTCCGGCCCTCGAAAATGACCTTGTCGCTGGTCTGGGGCTCAATGGCTATTTCCGCCTGCCGGATGGAAAGCTTGCGGTCGCCTGCCTTGATAAGCGTGCCGTCCACCAGGAAGTCGGAATAGCCCGTGACGATGCCCTGGCAGGGATAGTCCGTGGTGGCGCCTTCGTCGTATGCGCCCGTCGAGGGGTTGAACTCGCCTTCCTCGGTGCGCCGAACGATGATGTCGGCCGGGATGTCCCCCAGGGCCGTAAACGCCGTGGCCGTGGCGCTGGCCAGTACGGCACGCAGTCCCATGGCTACACCCTCCGCAGGCTGATAGAGCGCAAGCCGCCGCTTCGAAACCCGTAGGAAGCCACCAGGGCGAAGACTTGGTCCGGGATGACCTTCACGCGGTCGCCCGGGTCCACCTCGATCTTGACGGTGTCGGCCTGGATGGACTTCATGCCCGCCGTCTCGGGCAAGGCCGTGGTGTCCTTGGCGAGAAGCACAAGGGCAAGCTCCATTTGGGCTATCTTGACCGCCTTGGGCGTGGTGGTGAAGGCGATGCCCGGAATGCCGAGGCGCGGCCACTCCATGCCCTGGTCCGGGGAGGCCTTGGCCCCCTGCCAGACGATATGCCGGTCCAGGAGCACGGCGGCCGTCACCAGGGCCTTGGCCTGGTTGTCGGCGTTGGCGCTGGTCCAGGCGTCGGCGTGCAAGCGGTCCTCGAAGTAGGCGGTCGCTTCGTCCTCGGTGACGTAGCTGTTAGACCCTGTAAGCACTTCGGCCATGGTTCATCCCTCGCTTGAAAAATTGCCGGGGTGGGGTTGCCCCCACGTTTTCGGACCCCGGCGGGTCCGGGTTCGGCCTTTTCGTCTTGAAGCTGAGGCGCGCCGGGCGATGTTGGCCCCAGGCCGGACCGGATGGCGCTTGCGCCAACCGCTTGCCGAGTGGTTGCTATGCGTTCTTGATGGCCTTGAGGCGGGCGGCCGCCTTCGGGTGAAAGACCGTGATCGAGCAAATCCACTCAATCAGGGTCTGATAGAAAATGCCCACAAGCCCCTGGTCGATGACCTCCATGCCGCCCGTGGCCTGGAGACCGGAAACCCATTCCTGGGCACCGAAGCGCACGGCATAGATGCTGGTGCAAGCGGCGTCGGCCGGGGTCGCCTGGGCATCCTGCTCGTCGAAGGCCAGGATTTCGGCCCCGTCCTTGTCCTGCTCGATCACGCCGATGGGAATGCCGGCATAGGCGTAGATGGGGCGGCCGAAGGCGTCGGAAACGGGTTCCGTGGCCTGATTGCTGGCCCGCATGAGGGCGTTGACCTTGCGGCGCATGGTCTTGTTCATGAAGAGCACGTCCGGCCCGCCCTGGACGGCGTCCATGAGCTGGTCCAGCATGTCCAGGGTCAGGGCCGCGCCGCCGGCGGCAGTTCCGGCCGCGAGGACCTGATTGCCGGTCAGGCGCTTTTCCAGGCCGTCGAAGGCCAGGGCGTCCGCCTCGGCATCGCCCTTGAAAAAGATACGGGTGAACTCCAGGGCCGCCGCCTTGGCCTTCATGGCGTCATGCGTGGCCCGGATGTCGTTGATCTTGCCTTGGGTCTTCACCTGGGCACGGTCCACCTTGGAAATGCCGCCGAAGATCTTCAAGGCCTCAGTCATCGGATTGATGACGCCCGTGCTCTCGGTGTAGGTGTCATTGTAGCCACGGAAGCCGATGCCCGGCAGGGTCTGTTCCTGGTTCCAGGCGTAGGCGTTGCCGGCCACGTCCATGAAGGGCAGGCGCTCCAGCACCGCCGAGGACCGGGGGAAGATTTCCACAACGCCCCGCTGCAAGGGGTTCTGAATGAGCTTGCTGGCTTCGGTCAGGGTCAACATGGTGGTTTCCTCTTAGGACTTGTACCCGGTCGCCATGATGGCTTGCGGGGTCATGTTCGAAAAATCGACGGGAGGCTTCCCGCCGGGCCGCTTGCTGTCCGGGCCGTTGGGCTCGGGAGCGCGGCCGCCGAAGACGCCTTTTTTATGGGCGGCGCGAATCCATTTGATCTTCTCGGCCGGCGGCAGGTCGGGCACGATGTCCCACAGGTCCTCCGGGATGTCCTCCAAAAGCTCGGTGACGATCCCGGAAAGGGTTTCCTCGGCCGCCTTTTTGGCGTCGTTGACCTTCTGGAACCGCTCATAGGGCACGGTCTTTTCGCCTTTGTCGGGGGCGGTCCCGGGCGTGCCCTGCTGGCCCTGGTTCGGGGTCTGGTCCTGCTGCTGGTTCTGGTCTTCCATGGTGATCTCCTCGCGTTTTACGCCTGCGTGGGCGCTAAATTTGCTGTTCCTTGAGGGCGGCCGTCTCGTCGCGCACCTGGATCAGGTAGGCCAAGGCGTCTTCCATGGTGATCTCCTCGCGTTTTACGCCTGCGTGGGCGCTAAATTTGCTGTTCCTTGAGGGCGGCCGTCTCGTCGCGCACCTGGATCAGGTAGGCCAAGGCGTCTTCCCTGGTGGCAAGGTCGGGGTTTCGCTCCATGACGGCATCCACGGGGGAAATGAGGCCCATGGACAAAAGAAGCTCCCAGGTCGCGGCCTGGTCCTTCTCGCTGGTGTCCGGCTTGGGGTCGGCAAAATCGACGGCCAGGGTCGCGGCGTCGGAGAGCTTGCGGCCGGGGTTGTGGTGGTTCCAGACGGCCCGCAGGACGGCGAAAAGCCGGCGCTCGTACATGCGCCAAAGCGCGATGTCGTCGCGGCGGGACTCCTCAAGCTCCACATTGCCCACGATCTTGGAGACGCCGGACTCGTCGGTGGGGTCCACGCTCATGGAAGAGCCCGGCAGGCCGTTGGAGACCGCGCACCACTTCATCAAGCGATCAATGGCGTTCACCACCTCGTCAATGGGGGCCTGGGGCGCGGCAATGCCAAGCTCCCCGTCCTTGGGAAGCTCAATGATCTTGCCCGGCCCGGTGTCGAGGATGCCGCCGCCCTCGGCTCCGCGAACCCATCCCAGGCCGAAGCCTTGAAATTCCAAGGTATGCAACAAATCAACCAGGGCCTTGTTCACGGCCTCCTGCATGACGATGAGGTCTTCCCCGCCCGCGATCCAAAAGGAATCGGTGGGCGCGCGGTCCCACAGGGGCACGAAGGGCAAGACGCCGTAGGGGTTCGGGCCGCCGTCTGTCTGGTTCCCCCGGTAGTCCAGGCGCTGCCACGTCTCCGGGGTCCACAAGGCATAGGTGACTTCCTCGCTCTTCCCGTTGTCCGGGTAATGCGTGACCAGCACGGCCTGGATGTCCTCGGGGCTCTCCCCCGTCGTCACGTCCAGAATGTCCGGGGTCAGGATGTCGAGGTCCAGGCGGCCGTTGCGCCAGACAGGCCGGGCAAGGCAGGTCTTGCACAGCTTCACGTACCGACTGGCCGTCTTCATCTTGATGGAAAGCGCGGCCTGTTCGGCAATATCCGCGAAGAGGGTCTTGTCGGCCTCGGTCCCGTCCACGCTCCGCTTGGGCTCGTCGGCGTAGACCCGGGCCTTGAGGTCCACCACCTTGCGGACGATGTTGACGAAGCAGTGCGTCAGCTTGGCCGGCTCCGCGAACTTGAGGGCAAGCACTTCCTGCAAGTGCTCAAGCTGACCGTCGTGGTAGAAGTCCAGACGTTTGGCCGCGTCCCGCTTGCGGTCCCTGTTGAGGGCATAGAGCGCCCCCCGGAACATCTCGGCCACAAGCGCCGGACCCTGCGGTTCAAAAAACATCGCTTACACCCCCTGATAGATGCGCGGCCCGTCGAGCTTCACGTAAGCCGCATAGAAGCCGGGCAAGGTATGGTTATCGTCCAGGCGAAGCCGCATGTAGCCCCGGAACATCTCCGCGACCTCGTGATAGGCCGGGCACTCGTGCTTGCATAAAAGCTCCATGTCCCCGCCCATGAGAAAGCACAGGCTCCGCGTGGGACGCAGATTGCGGCATTCGATGCGCTTGAGGGCGTAGACCGACAGGACCGCCGCCCGGGTCGCAAAGACCGACCAGTTCAAGGAATAGACGGTGTCGTCGTGGAACTTCTGCGAGGCGTGGCCGAAGGTGTAATTCCCGTCGCGCTTTTCCTCGTACACAAACGTCTGCATCTCACTGGCCAGCATCTCCAGGCCCTGGGAAAAGTGCAGCCGGCCTTCCTTGGCGATCCGGTGGAGCTCGACGAAAGAAAGGTTCTGGTTCGTGCTGGTGGCGGAAAGGACCTCGCACGGGATGTCCTGGTCATCGAGCCAGGGCTTGAGGTCGGCCACCTCGTATTGCTCCAGGGTCACGGCATCCAGGTTGTAGCGCTTGTGGTCCTCAAGGATGGCCTTCTTGATGCAGCGGGCATGGTTCGGGACCACCACGTCCTGATTGAGGACGAAATATTCCGGCTCCGCGTCCTTGGCCGACGCCACCTTCAAGGTCGTGGTCCAAACCGTGTTGTCGCCCCCGAAGAGCTTTTTCGAGCGGTCCAAGCCCCCGCCGATGACGTACTTGCGCCCCCCCGTCAGGTCCTCCAGGCGGTCAGGCGGGAACGGGCAAGGGATTTCGGCACGGCACAGGGTGATGACCTCGGCAGGGAAAAGCGCGTTGCGGGCGCTGGAGCGTTTGCCCAGGATGTCGCGGTCAAAGGCGGCCGGAAGCTGCGTGGCCTTGAGGCGAAGCACCTTGTCGCGCTCGATCCATGGCGGGGCATCCCGAAGGTAGGTGTCGAGGTCGGGATATTCGATCCGGCGGCAGAAGATGCCCGGGTCCGTCTCGGCCAGCATCTCCAAGGCATGGACGTGCCCGCCCTCGTGGTCGGTGTTCGAGTCGATGAGGCACAGGCTCCCCTCTGTGTCGAGCAAGGAAGCCTGCATCGCGTCGAAAGGCCCCGTGTCCGGGCAGGCGTGAAAATCGGAAATCCACAGGCAGGCCAGCTTGTCCCCGAAAGCCATGGCCATGCTGGTGTTGCTGGACTGGATCGTGTTGCCCAGGTGCGCGTTGATGATCTCGGCCTTGCGGATGTCCGTCTCGGCAATCATCGCCTTGAGGGCCGGGGTATGCCGAATGATCCCACGCAAGGGCCGCATCTGCACACGCTCGGAGTGGTCGCCCGCGTTGCCCAGGACCTGGATATTCAGGTTCTCCCGGGAGGTGAAAAGCCAGAGGATGACCAAGGCAAAGGTGGTGCTCTTGGCGTGCCGGCGGGGGGTCACGTGGAGCACGATGGCGTGGTGGAAGGGCTTGTCCTCGGCCGGCTCCAGGGCGTCCCGAATGAAATCCGCCTGCCAGGGCTCCAAGATGACCGGCTCATAGCGGGAGGAGCGGCCAAGAATGCACGGCTTTACATCCTCCAGCCACGCGAAAAAGCCCTCGGCACCGGGAGCGTTCCACCGGGCCAGGATGGCGGCGTTATCTGCCTCTACGGCAGTCTTGCGCTTACTCGCGGCCAAGGATGCCCCCCAGGTCAAAACCCGTAGCCTCGGGCCTGTTCGCGGCCCCCTTGCGCTTGCCGACAGGACCGGACAGTTGTGCGAAGCTGGAACGAAAGGCGGCTTGCAGGGATAAGTACCGCTGCATGTCGAAGTCATCGTCGCCGTACTGTTGCGCCATTTCGTCAAGCTCCAAGTAGAGGGGCACCATGGTTTCAAGAAGCAGCCGTTGCGCCTGTGAAAGCCTGCCTGTGACCATCTCCCGCAGTTTCGCCCGCACAATCTTGCGGCGCTTTAAGGGGTCACTATGGCGGGCCAAGTCCTTATCGCAGAGTTTAAAATACGACATGCGTTTATGGAACCTCATGGAGTCATGATTTACTCATGAAGTTTGACGTATTCACCGGGTTGCCTCGAAAATGCGGGACCATCGTGGGACCAAAACAACCACCATGCTGACGGCTCGATTTTTACTTATTGGTTTTCAAAGATATTTTCACTTGAACCTAGGGATTATCAATCCCATTCAGCCCAAGGCCCACGCCCTTCTCGCCTGCCGTCCTTGGTCTGGCGCTCAAGCCGGGCCTGCCCGTCGCGGACTGCGTGACCTAGGCCGCCGTGCCCCGGCGCGCAGGCGTATCTTTTTTATACACCTTAACCACTGCCTCATACCGACGTTCGACCGTGCGGATGAAGTGCCGAAGAAAGCTGTAGGTGAATCGTTCGGCCCCGCGCCGATCCTGTGCAAAATAGAAGGTCAGGCGATAGCGGCACATGAAGGCCACCACGGATTCATAGGCGGCCTTCGGGTTGAGGGCGCTTCGATATTCCCCCAAGGCCAAGGCGGACATGGGCGACTCGACAACCACGGCCGCAGACTCAAACCCACGCAGGCGCTCAAGCTCTCTCTCGAACCGGGGGCGCTCCCTACCGAGACAAGCAACCAAGTCAGGTAAAGACTTGCGCTCCACGGCCACCAGGGACTCAAGCCCCACAAGGCTGTAATCCCCGGCTGTCAAAGCCCCTTCGACCACTTCGGCGTCGTAATTAGCGAATGAAAATGGCGCTTGCTCCCTACTGTCCACGACGATTTTCACGGCGTTTCCTTAGGCGATACCCGGTCTTTTTGAAGTTTAACTTGGCTTCCATGGCCTCCAGGTAGGCGATTGCCTCCGCTTCAAGCTCGGCTTCGGACTTTGTGGAGACTGCAAGCACGGGGGCTGGTCTGGATTTTTGGGCAAACTGGTTCATCATGACTCCCTTGCGGTGATGACGGTGATGGCGGTGATATTTCCGGCCCCTATATAAAATTGTCAGTCAACTGCCAGTTTCCACGCGTAAGGAGAAACATCGCCGCTATCACCGCTATCACCGCACATTCAGCAAGCCTCCATGGGTAGGACTTTCCATTGAACCCCACAGCGTAGCGCAGTGTATTTTATGATTTTTCTTCCATCTACGACGCGTCCAGCATGGCTTCGCAGCCAATACCCCAAGCGGCGGGCATCGACTCCACCCCTCCCCCCAGCGATGGAATCAAGGG